GTATTTGCGCCGGCGGCTCAGGCAGCTCGCCCAAGAAACCGAGCACTTGCGAGTGCAGTTGCCCAAAGACTCGCCGTATCAGTCGGTTTTGCGCCTCACCGACATTGCGCGCTATATTGGCATCGAATTGAACACGTTGGTCCGCTGCGGGGTGATTGCCGTGCCGCGGCCGATGACCAAAACCGAGCAGTTGGGCCTCTCGAGGTTTTTTCATGGCTGGGATACGGGCGCGTTGGTCAAGGCGAAAGTCCACGACGAATGGCGTATCCTCAACCCACATTCGTGCGACGCGCCATTGGCGCAAATGGCTGCCACGACGGGCCCGGCGCCCCATGCGCGGAGCATTCGGCTCAAGATTGATGTGACGACGTTGGGCCCGAGACTGCGAGGAGTTTAAGCGGGCAGCGGAAGTTACTGCACGGAGACGTCATTGAGCGTAATGAAGGAATGGAACTGCCTAGAGCACGGTGAATTCGTGGGCACGCATCCCATTTGCCCAGGCAACCGCTGCCGCTCAAAATTTGTCACTCAAGAATTTAGAACGCCGGTCGGCATCGGCACCGATTTTCGCAAGCGGTTTGACGCCGGCATGCGCAAGTCCGCCGACATGTACCAAATCGATGATTTCAAGAGCGCCAAAGCCGGTGACACGAGCTTTGCCGGCCGCGCAGCGCCAGGCTCGCCACAAGTTCTATGGGGCGATGAAAGCAAAAAGGCGCTGGGCCACAGCTTTGCGGAACTGACGGCGATCGCGGCCAAGCCGCTGTCGGTGAAAAAGCGCGACGGGGAAGTGCTCACGTTGACGCGCAACAACGCCATGCGCGAGGCCGCGACCAGCATCGGAATCACGCAGCGGCGCTTGCCCAAGGCACATGAAGTGACGGCGGCGAAAGCGGAGAAGGGTAGCAAAGAGCGGGCACAAGCGGTCGCGCAGTAGTGCAGCTGCCTAAAGACATTGTTGATCGAGCGACGCTGGTCAACGAGCTCGTGCGGCAGTGCACGGCTTCACGGCGCGACCGGTTCACCTTCTATCAAATCCTGCGTAACTATTACTTGTTCGGCAGTCAGGATGCGCGCGGCGCACCGTACAATAAGATCGGCAGCACGGTCGACACGCTCTCGAGTTTCATTTATTCGCCGGATGCGATGCGTTTTTCGCTGCACATCGGTACCGAAGCGCCGATCGACGACATTGCCAAATCCGTGCCGCTCGCCAAAGAAGTCACCGAGCAGTGGCGCGCATCCAAGACGCACACGCTGTTTGGGCTTGGCGTGCGTTGGAGCCAGGTGTTCGGCACGATGCTGGTCAAAACCCGCTGGGTGCAAAACCGGGTGCGCACGAATCTCGTGGAGCCGCATCAGTTCGGAGTGCTGCGCGAGGATGTGATGGAGCTCGCGGATCAAGAGGCGTTCACGCACCACTACACGATCACCAAAACCCAGTTGGAAGCCAACCTCATCGGCAATCCGCGGCGCGCGGACATCCTGCGTCGGGTCGGGCGCTCCTCCACGGATCAGCTGCCGCAATTATCCACGGGGCTGTCGCGTCTGATCATCGGCTCACCGGTCGGCGGAGTGCCGGGATCCGTGGCGATCCCGGGACAAATGTCCGGTGTCGATGGCGGCACCGGAGGCGCAGGGCGCGGCCCGCAGTACGACTATTCGCCGCAGATCGACGTCGACTTGATCGACATGTGCGACTTGTACGTGTGGGTCGATGACATGGACGACTATCAGGTGTTCACCCGCGCCGCGCCCGATGTGGTGATTTATGACCGGCCCAGCAATTGGATGGGTCACGTGCAAGGCATCGCGCCGTTCTCGGTGATCAGGCCAGCGTTCAACCTCTACGATTATTTTTGGGGCGACTCCTTCGTTGCGCAGCTGACGTGGCTGCAAGACTGGCGCACCGAGCGCACGGCGCAGGTGCGCATGATCTTGAACAAGCAGGCGGATCCGCCTACCTCGGTCACCGGCGGCACGGGGATCAGCGAGGAGAAAATGGCGGCGCTGCGCGCGGCGGGCGGCATGGTGAATTTCCCGACGCCGAACGCCAAGGTGCAGCAACACGCGCCGACCATGCCGTCAGATATTTTTGCTGAAATGAGCCAGATCGATGCGATGTTCGACGATCGCGCGGGCCTCGGGCATGTACTGCAAGGCAAGGGTGAGCCCGGGGTACGCAGCCGCGGCCAGGCTGATTTGATGGCCCGGCTCGGGAGCTCGCGACCCAAGGAACGCGCTATCAGTGTCGAGGAGTCGGCGGAGGAAATTGCCGGGCAAATGTTACGCTTGACTCAAGATCACTCCGAGCAGCGTTTTCAGTGCCAGGTGCACGCCGGTGGCGCGGCCACCGAATTGACATTCACGGCTGAACAGTTTACACGGGACTACGAGGTGAAGGTCGATGCACACTCCTCGAGCCCCATTTTTGTCGAGGATCGAAAGCACGATGCGATCACTTTGCTCGAAGCCCACGCGATCGATCGCGAGACGCTTCTCGATATGTTCGATCCGCCCAACTTGCAGGACATGAAAGAGCGGTTGAAAAAGCTCGAGGCGCAGGAACTCGAGGCGAAGAAAATGGAAATGCAGATGCAGGCCCAAGGTGGTCACGCAAAACCGGCAGCGCACAAGGGTAAACACCAATGATGCAGGAACGAATGATCGATCGGGCCAAGAAAGGCGAAGGTAAGCACCAGCCTGGCCACGCCTACAAGCGCGATTTCAACCACTCACCTCGCGGCAAGTTCAAGATTCGCATGGCGCGCCCCCACGGCTCGCGTTCCAAATCTGCGCGCAGTTAGCGTAGACTCGATTTGACCGGGGTATGGCTGCTCCCCATTAAAAAAGTGGCCGCCTTGGCAAAAGGAGACTCGCATGGCTCGTCATCGTCGTCGTCATAAGCGGTAATTTTGTGGTCCTTGAAATTGGCCACAACAATCGCGGGTACAAAAAGCCCCGCAGTGGTAAACGCACGCCACGGCGAGTTTGAACCGTGGCTGTGTCACCCGAGTTGATGCAGCAGATGATGGGCGGAGCCGGAGGCGGCCCGCCCGGCGGTGGTGCGCAGCCGCCATCCGCCATGCCAGGACCGGGGGGTCCAGCAGCCGCGAGCGCCCAGCAGCCCGGCCAAAAACCTCCGGGTCAAGCGCCGGCAGCGGCGCCTATGTCGACACCCCAGGATAAGCGCGGAGTCAAAGCCGCAGCGCAAACCAACATTCACATCGCCGTGAACATGCTCGAGGAAGCGCTGCCCGCGTTCGGCTCAGAGTCGCCGGAAGGTGACAAAATCCTCAAAGCGCTTAAGATGCTCGGCAGCATGGTAGCCAAGAAGGATTCCTCCGACTTGGTGCCGGCCGAAATTTTGCAAATGGTGCGGCGCATGCCGCAGATGGGCGGCGGCACCTCGGCACAGCAAGCGATCATGAAACAGCTTTCCCAAGCGAAGCAGCAACCGGCGCCAGGCGCCTAAAGGGTTTTCTATGCCGGCACGTTATTTGGAACCTTCGACCTCCGGGCTGCGCAAGCCGACCGATCCCGAAAAGGACAACGGTCAAATCATCAATCCCCCGCGCTATGCGGAGCATGGCGGCCTCGATAAGCCGTCGCGCATCGCGCAGAAAAACCCGCTGACCATCTCGAAACCGCACGGCGGCCGGGGTTAAGTCATGGCGGGCAAAACTCTGGAGGATTGCACCGTCGATGAGCTCTTGGCCAAGGCCAAGCAGATGGAGCCCGCCGCGGAGCTGGTCGGCCTGATGGCCCGAAACCCGGAACTGCGCGAACAGTGGCAGGCACTCGTCAAAAAGGCCAACCCGAATCTCTCGATCCCCGAATTCGACGCCAAGACGGCGCTGCGCGGGGAAATAAAGACAGAACGCGAGGCGCGCGAGGCGCTCGAGCGCAAGCTGATGGAGCGCGAGGCGCGCGACAACGTGAAAGAGCGCCGCGCATCGATCAAGGCGAAGTTTAAACTGACCGATGCAGACGTCGAAAAAGTCGAAGCGCTGATTCTCGAGCACAAGGATGAGAATTGGTCACACGACACCGCGGCGACCGTTTATGCCGCGAGCCGCGAAAGCGCGACGCCGACCCCGGTGCACTTCAATCCGCCGACTTTCGAGCTCCCTGAAAAAGACATTTGGGGCAAGGGCATCGGCAACAAGGCCGCACTCGACAAGATTGCGATGAACGAAGCGTTTAGCGCTTGGAACGAGATTTCCTCAGGTAAAGTGGCGGGGCTCGGCGCAGGGCGAGCTTAGTTTTTCACCGTTTCGGGCGTGTTTGACCGGCGCGCACCCGAGACTTTTTAGGAGTTTGCTATGCCGGTCTTGGGTACAGGTATCGTCCCGTCAGGTGGCGTCAACAGTTTAGGCGTCGAACTCCAATATGTGGTGCGCCGCGCGTTCGTCAAAAAGCTCGTGGTGCAGCTCTACAACACCTCGCCGCTGGCCGCAGCGCTGATTGCGAACTCGCAGCCCGCCTCCGGCGGTGTGTCGAGTGTCACGATTCCGGCACAAGGCTCGCAATTCGTCAATTTGCAGTGGGTCGGGTACGACGGCTCATTCAACCAGCCGGCAGTGCAGCCGGCAGTGACCAACCTCGAGTTCAACTTGAAGGGCGCAGTAATCCCGATTCCGTACTTGGGGTTTGAAGGATTGATCCAAGACGCGCACGAGATCATTCCGTTGTTGGCGGCGCGCATGAACGATGCGGGAAACGTCTACTGCGATGGTGTCGCCACTGCCCTTTTGAACAATGTGTCGAATACGGCACAGATCATCGGCCTGCCGGCGGCAGTCGATGACGGCACGAACTCGGTGTTGTACGGCAACCAGTCGCGCACCACCAACCCCTGGTTGAAAGCGAAGCGCTACGCCGCGGGTGGTGTGAACCCGACTCGCGCGCTGGTCGCGCAATACATCACGGGCACGTTCAAGTACGGCGGCGAGCTCCCGACCTTCGGCATCATGGGTCCGGCCACGTGGCAAACGTTGCAAAACGATTACCTGGCGAACGAATCCTATGTGGTCACGCCAGAGAAGGGCTTTGACGATGAGCCCTGGGGTGCGCGTTCGGCTTTCCGTGCGTGCATGGTGTCGGGAATTCCTATTTACATGGATCCCTACGTGCCCGAGGGCACGATGTACCTCTTGAACACCGGGTACCTCGCCTTCTACATCCACGAGCGCGCGGCGTTTGCGTTCACCGGATTCGAGAGCACACTGTCGAACTATCAGATTGGCTATATCGGCGCGGTACTCTCGCTGCTCGAGCTGGTCTTGGCGAAGCCGAAAGTTTGCACGGTCGTCACCGGCTTCACATTCGTCGCGATTTAGGAGCGTCACATGGGGTTCATGGATATCTCAGGCCAAGGCAACAATTATCAGATGCTCCCGGTTGGCATGGGCGCCGGCGAGTCTTTCATTTTGCCAGCCGGCCAAGGGGTAATCGGCGGGTTTGGCGGAATATCCTCGCCGCAGCTCGGCACCAACAATCAGCTCTCGGGGCAATATTTTTTGCAGCTGGGGCAATATTCCGTACTGCAAATGTACGACGTGGGCTTGAACTACTGGCAAAACGTCAACGTGGGGCCCATGCAGCTGGTCACCATCTCGGCGGACGGGGCTAATTTCCGCATTGCGAACTCCACCGGCTGCCCGATCGGCGCACTGATCACGGGCGCCGGCTCCGCCGGCACCAACGGCTTTTACGGCTATTCCTCATTCGGTGCCGGCCAAGGCGGCGCGGTTGTCATTCAAAACGGCATCACCTCTATCGGCAACGCGGTGTTCACCATCACTCCGTCGGCCGGCGGCTCGCTGTGGAATGCGATTGTGGGCGGCGCGGTGAGCACCACCATGTCGTTCTCCGGTGCCGCGGTCTATAACGGCAACTACGGAATAACCGGCACCTTTGGCGCGACCGCGGGTGGCGCGATCCCCTCTGCCGGTGCGAGCTACACCAAGCCGCCGCTGATCGTTTTCTCGCCGCCGCCGAATCAAGGCGCGCAGCCGTACCTTTTGCCGACTGCCATTTGCGCGATTTCGGCCGGCGCCATTTCCTCGATCACCGTGCTCAATCAGGGCGCGGGGCTCTTGGGGCTGCCGGGCGTCGTAGTGATTCCGCAACCCGGCGACACCACCGGTGGCGGCGCAGTGATTGGCTGGCTCGCGGCGAACAATGCGCAAGTCGGCTCGGGCACGGTGCTGCTGATGTGGCCGTATTACTTTGGCACGCCGCTCACCGCGGTACCGACGTTTACCTACGGCGGCTCGAGCAATCCGGCACCGACCGCCACGGCGATCATGAATTTCACGATCACTGGCGTCGCGGGTACGCCAGGCGCGGGCTATGGCACCACGCCGGGCGGAGTCATCAACGGTGGCATCGTCGCGGGTGCGGCTGCCAACACGAATCCGATGTACGACAAACAGCTGTCGATCCCGGTGTATCCACCGTTGACCATCACCACGGCGACCGGCGTGCCGGCGCTGTCGGGTCCGTTCCAAGGGGTGAACTTTCAAGCGATTCCGACGTACACCGCGATCCCGAACGGCACGGCCGCGCCCGGCACCGCGAACGCCTCAACCTTCACGGTCGGCGGCGCGCAAGACTACTGCCGCTTGCAGACGTTCTAGTCCAATGCCCCGGAGCTGCATCCGGGGTC